CATTCTCTCCTACTACTCTTTCTAGGGGTAGTAGGAGAGGTGTACTTTTTCATTTAGTAATAAGTCGAATCGATTTCGTATTTCTGATTAATCAATCGACAGGAGTTAACGATACAATGGAATATCGAGGTCTTGACTTAACTGAGAATGTCTTTATATTAAAACCAGAACAATACACAAGACATTTAAATCCCATTGGTCAGTACGTAGACCAACAAGCTCAGTTTCTCTCCATTATGCGTAACTACCCATTAGACAAAGCACGTCAATGGGTATTGAAAAACATTCGTAAAGACGGTAAGTTTCCCTTACGTAATCCTAAGGTGGTTTATGTACACAAAGACGAGAATGACGATAGGGTAAAAGGAGAAACCACACTAGTTCATTACTTAAAGGATGCATTTGCCAATGATGAAATCATGGCTGCTACCTTTACTACCTTCTTACCACACAAGGTAAAGCTCTCTTATCTGTCCGAGTACGTAGACGTTAAGAAACCAGAAAGAAGTAAGTTAAAGAAACGCCAGTTCCAGATGAAGCAAGAAGGCAACTTTGTTGCTATGGCATTTGCTAATAACGGACAGAATAACATTAAACGAAACTTGAATAGTATATCAGGAGCTTCTTCATTAGCCTCTACTGCTATTTACATGGCTTCTATGCACCCAGTATTGACTTCTAATTGCCGAATGACTTCTGGGTATGCTAATGCCAACAATGAGAAGCTATTAGGTGGTAATCGACATTACCACAATGCGGATATTACGATCAATAACCTAGTAGCCCTAACGACCAATATTGATGTAGAGAATATAAGACAAATACTGGATAAATACAATCTCTACGTACCTAATACAGACGAGCTATTCGAATACATTCTAAACTCTACTCGTTTGTATTGGAGGTGGCCTGAAAAGGAAAACCTGATTAAGGAGTTTATTAGCAAATGTAGTCGTGAGCAAAGAGCTGCTATTGCTTTCATTTACGACCTAAATGCTTTGCGTATCTATAATGAATCATTTACTCGGGACTTCATTGGTGGTCTAGCTAGGAAATGTAATCCCATTGAAGGTATGTCAATCGAAGAAGCACAAACTATCTTCAATAAGTCTTTAGAAGAGATTAAGCTCGTAGCCATCCAGATTTGCTCGGATGAAGTAAAAGGATTAAAGGAATCCCAATACATTGGTACAGAGACCATTCTGAAGATTGCTGCCTCTATTATCAACATCTACGAAGTATTTGCTAAGTATAAGGATTACATCCAAACCTTCTTAAGGTCTTCCCACCTACCAGGTTCATTAGCCCAATTCCCCAGTAGTTTAAGAAAGATTGTGTTGATGTCAGACACTGACTCCTCTATCTTTACTACTAAACACTGGACTAATTGGTTTTGTGAAAACAAGAGAACTAAAGAGAAAGCTACACCTGTGTTTGCTACCATGGTTATGCTTTCTAGTTTAACACTGAAACACTTGTTAGCCACTATGTCAGGTAATCTAGGGGTAGAGACCAAACGTATCTTTACTATTGGCATGAAGAATGAATTCGGTATGCCTACTCTAGTGAATCTAAACCGTACTAAGCACTACATCTATACAGTAGATTATCAGGAAGGTAATGTATATAAGGAAATGTCTTTGGATAAGAAAGGGGTTCACCTAAGGAACTCTAACTCTCCACAAGAGATTATTGAACATGCTGGAGACATCATGAAGAGACTCTTCTATCTTTACAATGAAGATAATAAGAAGATTAAGGTAATCGACTTATTAAGAGAAGTAGCTGATGTAGAAAGAGACATTTACAAGAATGTAAGAGAAGGTGGGATTAAGTACTTTAGACGGGCCCAGATTAAGAATCCTGAATCGTATAAAGATACTCCAGATAGAGAATCCCCTTACGTTCATTACTTATTCTGGAATGCGACATTCGGTAAGTACTATGGCGAAGTGAGTGAACCGCCTTATTCTGCTGTGAATGTGAAACTGGATATTAGTTCCGCTAAGGCGACCGAAGATTGGTTAGCTGGATTTGAAAATCAAGACTTGGCTAATGCTATTCGTGAGAACCTAAAACAACGTGGTAAGGATACGGTAGGTAGTGTGTCTGTACCCATGGAGTTGTTCTTGGAGAAACCTCTACCTAAAGAAATAGTGGAACATGTCGCTACACGAGAGCTGATAGCCAATATCTGTTCTCCTTACTACATTGCTTTCGAAGCAGTAGGTTTGTTCTATTTAGACAAAAACAACTCTAAACTGATTAGTGACTTTTACTGAGTATCAGTAAAAGCAGCGTTACTACGCTAGTAGTATAAGCTACTTTTATTAGAGCACTGAGCACTATACTCCTTACTACCTTTATCAGGTAGTAAGGAGTATAGTCTACTTTACATCTATATTATTAAACTGCAGGAGAGAGGTTCTTCTGTCTGTTAGGTAACTAACAGTTCTTCAACCTATTTAACATGGAGGTAACTCTTATGTTAAGTGATAAACAAGTGATACTCTTGAAGGGAGTACTCTTAATCCTAGTCACATTAGGATTGAATACTCTTATCAATTACACTCAGGACGTATCGTTGTTCTTCATTAGCTATATTGAGATGCCTTCCCTGGTAAGTATCTTAACGATGCTTGTTAAGGGAGTATCTTATATAGTGAAAGGCGTTGTATTCTTCTACAGCGCTGTTTTCATGTCAGGATTGATGGGCCAGTATGACAATCTTGACTGATAACTAAAACAAGGGTAGCCTTATCTTCATAGCTAGGGCTACCCTTTCGCTCTAATAAGGAGGTTTCTTCATGTTAGCTCGTCTACTGGAATTGTTCAATATCCATTTTAAAAAGAACACTAAGATCGTTTTACTCTGTATAGAGGGGCTCTTAGCCACTATTTCATTCTGTCGCCAAATCATGGAACTTAGACCAGAAGGTGCATTTGGTTATTATGCTGTCACTGTACTTGGTATTTTGTTCATTGCTTGTTATCTAATCGCTATAGGATACAATATCCACGAAGTCATTAAAGATAGGTCCTTTATGGATACCTACGGTGACGTATTCGATGCGCTTCTTAAGTAATCTAAATAGTTATATCCCTATATCATTATTGTGTAGAGGAAAGGGTTTTCTTCTACTCGTTAGACTAGTCTAACACTCAATATTACAAGGGAGCAATTCCATGGATAACAAAAATTTTATTCTTTTAACTGCTACTGTACTGGTAATCACTACCGTTACCATCGTCTCTAGCACCACACTGTTAGCCAGCTTACTAAAGCTGTCTCTTGGCAGTACCGAAGGGTCATTCTTCCTTTGGTTATTGTCCACCATCATTACCCTAGGCTCTGGGATTATTCAGGTCTGGGCGGTCGTTAATAGCATCTACATTGGTGCTAAACTATTGGAGATGTATCAAGAGTAATACAGTACTCTCTACTACCCACCATCGGGTAGTAGAGAGTATATCCTTCAATACATGTTTTTTAAATACTCAATCTCTTCAGTGTAATAGGGTTTCAATTCAGCTATCTTATAGTCATTGAATACCTTACCATTGATTACCTGCTGTAATTCGTATTTCATTCTCACTACGTATTCTTTATTCACTAACCTATCTTCTCTAGCAGGTGTCATTAAACAGTGTTTAATAAACCGACTACAAGCTAACAAGTAAACCCACTTGTTATTACGAGTAAGAAAGGTTTGTGGTGTGTCGTTAAAGTCACGAGCACTAACATCATCTATACCGATTACGTTATCGCAATAGGTCTGGATATTAAAACTATTCTTACGACACAATTCAAATACCGATTTAATATTGTCTTCAGCTTCTCTAAAGTTGTTATTGATATAGAATGAGGTTCCTACGTAATCAATTGTCTTAGGCATGAATTCATCAGTCATTAAACAATGCTGATTGATAACAACCTGATTGAAGTGAGAAGCTAAAGCATTAGGTAAAACCACCATACCTAAGAAGTAACCCACATCAGGTACTTCATGACTAGGGTTAACCATTTTAATCTTCTTGTGGTGCTTATACCAAGCCAAGTATTGCATGTGCAATAGGTTAATATCGATTTCTATAATACTCAGTCCTGGAGACTCTACGTAATTCTTAGGTGTCATTAAATTAAAACTAAAGTGAGTTTGGTTATGTCTCAGTATCCTAACTGGAACCATCTCACTCCAATTGCTTTTAATATTCTCCCACTTCCAGTTATTGTCTACCTGCACAATAACCTCAGTTGAGTTGATGCCGTAGAAATTACCGTAAAATAGTTTTCCTATTGCCCTATCTGATGTGAAACCAAAAGCATTACCGTGCTTAAATGCTCGGTTGTATATGTAGGTTTCTACGTATTCATCCGGTAAAGCCTTAGGCATACCGAAAGATTGAATAAGTTTATAGAGGACGTGATTGGATTGTACGTAGTAATAGTTATTGCGATACCAATTCAATGCCCTTTGTAGTCTTCTGTCCAATAGTCGATTAGCAAACCCTAGTTTATATAACCTAGGATTCTGAAAACGACTCTTTATACCAATTAAGTTAAACATGTTGTATAGTAACCTAAATTATATAGAAAATAGAGGGATTTTAGTCATATGCTTTTTGCACCCTTTCACTGGATAAGAAAGTTTATCAGGTGGTATGTGGTATATATGATGAAAATCACTATTGTCTCTTCCTAAACAGAAGAGACGCAATGGGAGAGAATATCTCTCGCTTTTGAAACAGTCTACTTTTACCCTATTTTAGCCTATACTCTTTCATTAGGGTGGAGGTCTATACTACAGTATGTTTTCTCTATACTGTAGGCTAGTTTGATATTGCTACTAAACCTAATTGGGATTGTATTCCAAATAAATTTAGTACTATATCATTATCGTGTAAATGGTAGGGAGAGCTTTCTAATTAGAATCCACTTCCTTATTTACAAAAGTCGACTCTTGTATTAACCAGCCTATATTTTAGTAAAGGAAACCTAAAAATGGCAATTATCGATAACCAAGAAAACAAAAAGAACCAAGCACCTCAAACTCAGGCTCCGCAGCAACAGCAACAGCCTGAAGTTGAGGTACAACAAGCCCAAGACAGTGGCGAAGTAAAAAGCTACTTCTCTGGCGCTTCTAAATTCATGTTCTCCGACCAAGGTACTGTGTTCGGCATGAACTTGGATGTGATTAACGATGGCTTGATGAAGTTGGAGAAAACCATTGACGAAGTGGTATCTACCCGTATCTCCAATGCCAAAATCGAAATCGGTGCGATTCCGCTGGACCACCACAACCACCGTCTCCTGCCGCTGGATGTGATGTTGATTGTGGCTCGTCGTCGTGACATTAACGCTATGGCTGTATACGCTATTGCCATCAGCAATTCCGATGACATCTTGACCACCATCCAAACAGATGAAATCAATGGTCGTCGCTTTAATGTGGACATGTTCCCGTCCCAAATCTTCAACGAAAAAGAAATCAAAGCTCTGTTCGTTGAGAAAGCCAAAGAAAAATACGGCAATGAAGACGTGGTATACGCCGGTGGTTCTATCCTGTACGCCGACCAAACCGATTTCACTGACCAGGACGTGGTATTGAAAATCTTGCTCAATGCCGTAGCAGCTGACATCACTGCTTCTTTCGCTCAAGAGTCTCGTGCTATTGGTCGTGTAGTAGACCTGAACATCGGTCAACACGATAAAGAAGAAGAACTGGTTTGCGAACGCAAAATCATGAACGGTACCGTACTGGACGAATACAGCCGTCCGATTCGTGCCGACTTCATGTTTACCATTAACTCTAATAACCTGTCTACTGCACCTAACGGTAAATTCAACACTCAAGTGGCTTCTAAAGAAATCACTTCAGTTACCGGTTTTATCGACGTGCTGATGGTTTCTCCGCAGAATGCTGTAAACGGTTCTCCCTGGTCAAGCACTACTTCTCCTTGGGACCGTATCCAGTATCAAGACCAGCAGGGTAAACCCAGTAAACAGATGTACGCTACTAACATCGTATTCACCTCACTGAACCCCTCTCGTTACCAGTCTATCGGTAATATGGTTTGGTCTCTGGCTTGCGGTGTGGCTGCATCTTGGGATAAATACTGGTGGGTATGTGAAGGCCTGAATCCTTCTAACCAACCTCCGCAAACCAATATCCACAGCGTGGCTGGTTTGGGTTACGAAATCTCAGCAGCCCTGCGACTGCAAGAATTCGCTCCGCTGCCGGTAGATTCTCCTGAGTTCAATGCCCAACAGTGGAATGACTACATCCAGGAATACTTCACTCCTCGCTTCTCCTTCTCTCTGGAAGTAGCTGAAGCTTCTGCAGGTCAGTGGAAATACGAGCCCTTCCTGCGTGCTGCTTACGAGAAAGAAGAAGACGTACTGAAAGTGGGTTCTGCTAACCACATTCTGTTGGCTCACACCGACCGTCTGTGCGATGGCAAGTTCCTGGAAATCTATCGTCGTATGGGTGGTAGCGGTCGCGTATGCCGTACTCTGGACCGTCGTGTAACCTTGATGGGTCAGTACCACAACTCCGTAACCAACACTACTCGTTCCATCCAAGACTTCGACCGTCGCTTCCTGTTGAATCTGGTGAATGGTCGTCCGGAACAAATGGAACTGGTACGTGATTGGACTATGGCTCAGGTAGAAGAAAACCTGAAACCTGAACAACGTATTGGTATCCAGCAAGAAATCGTACGTCAAGTAGCCGCTCATGCCAAAATCAATGGTTATGGTTTGCGCGTAGACTTCGAAGACGTTTACATCCATGCTCTGTACGAAGCAATCTCTGCCGCCGGTCTGGTATTGGTTAACCGCAATATCACTCAACCGACTGGTCAGTTCTACTATGCTAACTACATTAACAACAGCATGTTGGATAACCTCGGTCGTTCCATCATGACTCAAGGCACCCAACGCCAAAATAACTTCTCTGGTTTCTTTGGTGGATTCGGTCTGGGTCAGGGTTCTGGCCGTTACTAAACGATGAATGAAATAGTCTCCTGCTCCTTCAGTAGGGGTAGGGGACTATTTTCTCATTTGCCTTTGATTTTTATTATAAGGCAAACCACTAGTTTGATTATTTGTTTTTACCCAGTTTAAAGACAAGTAGTCTAGGAGATAATGGTCTATTATCAATAGACGACGTTTAGTAAAATTAGGAGCAAATTGCATAATGGGAATCCATCTAGAATACGTCAATAGTGACCAGATATTTTACAATACCGCTTCTGCTAAAATCATCATTAACGACTTACCTAACCGCAGTAGTCGTGATAAGGATGCGGTAAATGATTTACTCATGCTCCAAGTAGGTGAACAATTCGATAATGTACCTAGGTGTAGTTGTGGTGCTGTGTCTATGCGAATCTATAAAGGTGTTAGGTGCTCGCACTGTGATACCGTAGTAGAGGACATTGTATCCGATCACCTGGATAATAAGATTTGGGTACGTAGTCCGCAAGGTGTGCCTGCTTTAATGAACGTGAAGATGTGGCATCAGTTACAGCACTATCTTACTCGTTCTAATTATCGATTTAATCTATTGCAGTGGCTAACTGATCCTGATTATCGTCCCAAAATGACGAAGATGACTCAGCCAGTTATCCGAGCATTGGCTTCTCTAGATGAGGCCAACTTAAACGTAAGAAGCTATCAGCACTTCTACGATAACTTCGATCGTTACTTAGAGTTCCTTTTAACACGCCCTGAATTCAATACCAATTATAAAGAAAAAGGTATTGAGTTGTTGAATCTCTTTAAAGAGAATAAAGATAAGGTTTGGATGCAGTATCTGCAGATACCGAATAGAGCACTGACGATTGTAGAGGCGTCGAATGGTAAGAAATACATCGATAACTCTACACCCATGTTGCTAAAGGCAGTGCGATTGATGGTAGGGATTGACAATGTGGAGAATTCACGTTCTTCATTAACGACTCGTACTAAATTAGCGAGAGCTTCTCGTTTCTTAACCTTCATGGGGGAGTATTACGATAGAGAAGTCAATCCGAACGTATTGGGTAGAAAACCAGGTGTGATTCGTAAACACTTGATTGCTACTCGCTCTAACTTTACTGCACGATTTGTGGTGACAGCCATTACGAGACCACATGACCATGATGAGGTTATCTTCCCATGGTTTGGTTTCATGTCCATGTTTGCACCGCACATTAAAGCCAAGCTTTATCACAAGCACAAGTTACCGGCTGACCGAATCATTAAAATCATGTCCGACTACAGACGAGTATATCACCCGAAAATCCATGCGATTATGTTGGAATTGATTAAAGAATCAACTGCACCTAACGGTAAGCCTGGTATCCCTATCCTGATTAACCGACCCCCTACACTGAAACATGGCTCTACGGTACTATTAAGATTAACCGATGTTAAGATTGATACCCGTGACCTATCAGCATCTACTTCTGGTGCCATTGCTCCGCTCTATAACGGCGACTATGATGGTGACGTTGAAACTTTTATGTATCCATTGGATAACCGTACCTCCAGAAGTCTACGTATGTTCGATGCCTGTTTCTCTGTGGGTAATCTAATTAATCCTTATATGGCAGACGGGGTAATGAACCTACCTAAACCAACAGTATTGTCTTTAGCAGTAATGGCGACTCATGAAGAAACAGCCACTAAAGACGATAAAGCGTTTATGTCTCAGTTTGCTGTGTAATGCGATTAAATAAGGAGATTGCATGGCTATATTAATCTCAGGTGGACGAGACAACATGAGAACAGCCATGTATGGCGTCATGTCTAATGAGTCCATCAACTACATCCAAAACCGCATCAATTCCTTAACTGAACGCTATGGTGAAAGTGCATTTGAATTCCAGCAATCGGTACAACACCGTTTTGATACTGGAGCATTACGAGCCATTAACATAGCGAAGAATAGTTTGGAGTTTGCCGGTAGTATCTTCGAAGACAGTATCCGTCCTCTGTATACGGTAGACGAATTCCGATATGCTAACCCATTAAATCAATCTTACTTGTGTGCTATGCCTTATATTAACCAAGAGGTAAGAGCAGGTAGATTAGAGGGTTGGGATTGTGAAGATAGGTATCCGAATCTACCAGGTGAGAGAAATCCGCTTTATCAGTCTGTCATGAGTGGTGTGTTGCTCTATGGCGATGAAGGGGAAGATACCGGTGGTGAGGAGTATTCCGCATCTACATGAATGAAGATTTGGATAATGAGAGAGAAT